TGGTTATAGATTTGGAAAACAAGGATTGCAAATGATAAATAAAAAACGATGACATGTGCATGTGGAAAAGAAAACTGCAAGTGCAGTAGTAATGATTTGATTCCTGATAAACTAGGGTATCAAGTAAATAAGAGGAGAATGGCATGGGTTTTAATTATTCTTATGGGTATCACGACTATATTAACCCTAGCTTTTCCAGACAGACTTGCAGAAGCAGAGAGTATTCTTATGACACAATACATAAGTATGTGTGGTTTAGTAGGAGCATACTTTGGTTTTAGTGCATTAGGAGGAAAAAAGTAATGGCAGCACCAATATTTGTAATAGGATTAGTAGCACGTAAAGCAATACAGTTTGCTTCAAAAAAGGCTGCTGAAGCCTTTATTAAAAAAAGTGGAAAAGGTAAAGTAGTACAAGGTTTAAAAAATATAGGTAACAGAGTAAGAACTACAGTAAAACAAATAAGAGCCGAAAATAAAAAATTAGAAGACCCAGTGACAAAAGATGAAGCAATAATGTCAGGTGTTATAATAGGAGCATATCCTATACATAAAATGCAACAGAAAA